CGACTGGTTCGATGAGCATGTCGGCGAGCCCGATCCGGGCGGGGTCTACACCTGCGAGCCGCGCATGGCGCAGGATATCCTTCAGGCCGCCGCGCGCGACCTCTTATCGTGGCAATGAAAGACCGCCGCCCTGTGAAGGACGGCGGCGAACTTCTGGGGTCTTGGTGAGCGGTCAGCCCTAAGCGATTTTATACACCCGCCCCCGATCCTCGACCTTCTCCGAGGTGATGGTCAGCCCGAGCCTTTTCTTGAGCGCGCCGGAGATTGCGCCCCTCGCGGTGTGAGGTTGCCAGTCCAGAGCTGCCACGATCTCGTCGATGGTCGCGCCGCCCTCGGCGCTCAGCATCGCGATCAGCGCGTCCTGCTTGGTGCCGCTGCGGCGGCGCACGGGCTGCGGCTGGCCGTCGTCCTGCGCGTCGGGCGGGTCGGTGATTCCGAGGGTGGCGTAGGCCAGCGGGGTGGCGCGCAGGGTGATCGGCCCGCGCTCTTCGTCATGCCGGTACACGGTGTTGAGGTCAGTGGCTTCGATTTCCTCGATGAGCCCGCGTTTCAGCAGGCTCTTGCAGACATTGCCGACCGCGCCGCCTTTGAGGGTGGTGGTGACGGGGAACACGGCCCCGTCGTCGCGCGCGCAGGCGGCGCTGAGGATCACGAGCTGGGCGTCGGATAGCTGGATCTGGGTCATGGATGGTCTCCGGTTGCGGGCCGCGCGGGGTGCGCCGCCTTCTACCGGGTGAAGCCCGCCATCGAGGCGGGCCGTCCTTGGTCAGGGTCCGGAGGGGTTACCCGGCGTATTCGCCCTCGCCAAAGGCGCTGTCGGTGATGCGCTTCAGCAACCCGTTGTAGTGCTCGAGCGTGCCGACCATGGCCCAGCCCACCTCGTCGGGATGGCAGTTGAAGTGGTCGTCGCTGAGCGCCTGCAGACGGGCGAGCCGTTCGTCGATTTCGGCCTTCTTGCCGATGAAGGCGGCGAGTGCGGCTTCGCGGTTCCGCCTGGCCTTCTCGGCGCGGAGTTGGTGGCGGGGCGTGGTTTGCGGGTTCAGGCTGGTCATGGCGTGGCTCCGTGTGGTGAGTTGCATCGTGCTTGTGCAATCAGAATCGCTCCGGGGCGGAACACAATCAACGGAAATCGCAGCAATAACATTGCTTTATGTCGCGCGGAGCGAATCATGCAGGGCCTGAGCGAACGCCAGTATGCCGCCCGCGCGGGCCTGTCGCGCGGGGCGATCCAGAAGGCCAAGGAAGCTGGCCGACTGGTCTTGTTTGCTGATGGCAGTATCGACGCCGATGCGTCGGACACACGGCGCGCCGAGATGACCGACCCATCGAAATCCCGCGCCGCGCCCAAAGCGTCCGCGACCGGCAAGTCCAAGCTGAAGCCGGTGCCCGAGGCCGCCGTCGCTGCGGTGGGGGACACGCTCAAGGAGCAGGGAATGGCCGCGCCGGCTGTCGGCGGTGGCACGACCTTCCTGCAGGCCAAGACCGCGAATGAGGTGTTGAAAGCGCAGGAACGCCGCATCCGGCTGCAAAAGCTGAAAGGCGAGTTGGTCGACCGCGCGCGGGCGGAAACCCTGATGTTTCGCCTTGCGCGCGAGGAACGCGATGCCTGGGTGACATGGCCTGCGCGGGTGGCGGCGCTGATGGCCTCGGAACTGGCGGCTGCCCTTGGAGAGGGGATCACGGTGGAGGCGGCGGTGATGCAGAAAGTCCTGGAAGCCCATGTCCGCGCCCAGCTCGACAGCCTCGCCGATATCCGCAGCGGCCTTGGGTGAGGATGTCGCGGGGTTCGATGGTGCCAATGACCTGATCCGCGCCTGGTCGCGGGGCCTGCGGCCCGATCCGGACCTGACCGTGTCGGAATGGGCCGACCGGCACCGCTGGCTGTCGTCGCGCGCTTCCGCCGAGCCCGGGCGCTACAAGACCGCGCGCACGCCCTATATGCGCGAGATCATGGATGCGCTCTCGCCGGTCAGCCCGGTGCAGCGGGTGGTGTTCATGAAGGCCGCGCAGGTGGGCGCGACGGAAGCGGGCAACTGCTTCATCGGCTTCGTGATGCATCACGCGCCGGGGCCCATGCTGGCGGTCCAGCCGACGGTGGAACTGGCCAAGCGCAACTCGCGCCAGCGGATCGATCCGCTGATCGAGGAAAGCCCGGAGTTGCGCGAGCGGATCAAGCCCGCACGCTCCCGCGACGCGGGCAACACGATGCTGTCGAAGGAATTCGCGGGCGGCATCCTGATCATGACCGGCGCCAATTCGGCCGTGGGCCTGCGCTCGACGCCGGCGCGGTATCTGTTTCTGGATGAGGTCGATGCCTATCCGGCCTCGGCCGATGAGGAAGGCGATCCGGTCAGCCTCGCCGAAGCGCGGTCGCTGACCTTCGCGCATCGCCGCAAGGCATTGTTGATCTCGACGCCCACCATCCGTGGGCTGAGCCGGATCGAGCGCGAGTTCGAGGCCAGCGACCAGCGGCGCTATTTCGTGCCCTGTCCGCATTGCGGGCATGTGCAATGGCTACGCTTCGAGCGGCTGCGCTGGGAGAAGGGTCAGCCGGACACGGCGGAATATCACTGCGAGGGCTGCGACACCGCTATCGCCGAGCACCACAAGACAGCAATGCTGGCGGCGGGCGAGTGGCGTGCGACCGCGCAGTCGCAAGACCCGCACACGGTGGGCTACCACCTCTCGGCGCTCTATTCGCCGATCGGCTGGCTCTCATGGGCGCGGATCGCGCGCGCCTGGGAGGCGGCACAGGGGTCGGACGAAGCAATGCGGGCGTTTCGCAACACCATCCTCGGCGAGACCTGGTTCGAGACCGGCGAGGCCCCGGACTGGCAGCGGCTGGCGGAGCGGCGGGAGACATGGAAACCGGGCACCGTGCCTGCGGGTGGTCTTTTCCTGACCGCGGGCGCCGATGTGCAGAAGGACCGCATCGAGATCGACGTCTGGGCCTGGGGCCGCGGGCTCGAAAGCTGGCTGGTCGATCACTTGCGTCTAGAGGGCGGTCCTGGCGATCCGACCTGCTGGCAGAAGTTGACTGACTTGCTGGGGCGCACATGGGCGCATGCCTCTGGCCAGCACCTGACCATTGCGAAGCTGGCCATCGACACCGGCTACGAGACCAGCGCCGTCTATGGCTGGGCGCGGCAGGTGGGCTTTGCGCAGGTCGCCCCGGTCAAGGGGCTCGACGGGTTCAACCGCGCCAGCCCGGTGACGGGTCCGACCTATGTCGACGCCACCGTGGCTGGCCGCCGGCTGCGCCGCGGCGCGCGGCTGTGGTCTGTGGCGACATCGACCTTCAAGGCCGAGACCTATCGTTTCCTGCGCCAGGAGCGCCCAACGCCGGAAGAGATCACCGCGGGTGCCGCGTTCCCGGCGGGAACCGTGCATCTGCCCAATTGGGCTGACAGCGAATGGCTGAAACAGCTGACAGCCGAGCAGCTGATCACGGTCAAGTCGAAGCGCGGCTTCACCAAGCTGGAATGGCAAAAACTGCGCGAGCGCAACTAGGCGCTGGACTGCCGGGTCTACGCCCGCGCTGCCGCCTGGATTGCCGGGGCTGACCGCTGGTCGGAGGCGCGCTGGCAGGATCTGGAGCGACAACTGGCAGTGGAGACGGCCGCGGCGGACGGCGAGGCACCAGCGAGGCCCGCGCCCCGCCCGGCGCCTCGGCGGCGGACACGGCGGTCGAGTTACATGGGGTGAGGCTCAGCTTGCCAGCGTGCGCTGAACGATACTCGGATCCTTGTCGATTAGCGCAAGAAGAACACGGGCCGGGCCTTCCGGCGAACGCCGGTGTTGTTCCCAGTTCAGAAGCGTGGACTTCTTCACGCCGATGCTCCTGGCAAACTCGGCCTGCGAGAGGCCGGTGCGGGCACGGATGGCCCGGACGTCCGCGTCGGGAATGTCGATCTCGTGGATCGTGACGGCTTCTTCGCCGCGGGCGTGAGCAATGGCCTCCTTGAGGCCCTGTTCGATGCTCTTGAATGCGTCGCTCATCTTGCGCTCCTGTAGCTGTCGGCCAGCAGTTTGCCGAGAGACTTGACCGTTTCCGTTTCCGCCCTGGTCAGATTGGCCTTTTCGTTCTTGGCGAAGACGGTGATCAGAAAGACCGGAATGCCATCGTTGCCGCCGTAAAAGTGAATGACACGATATCCGCCGCTCTTGCCGCCTCCATCGCGTGCGAACCGGACCTTTCGGACGCCACCGCCAAGCGAGACCCCGGCTGTGGGGTCGCGGGCGATGTAATCGATCAGCGCCATCCGTTCCTCGTCGCTCATGATGGCGCGGGCGCGGCGCTGGAACTCTGGTGTCTCGGCGACAGTCACAATGGTCATATCTGCATGTATGCGCTAATGGCGCATATGTCAATGACGCACCCAAGGGATTGCTCATGTCCGATCCTGCAACCCTCCGCGCCCGCCGCGACGCTCTGTCTGCGCAGCGGTCCTCTGGTGTGGCGCGCGTCAGCTATGACGGCAAGACCGTGGACTATCGTTCTGTGGCGGAGATTGACCGTGCGCTCGAGGCGCTGGATCGCGAGATCGCAGCAGTTGAGGGGCGGCGCATGGTGCGTCATATCCGCGTGACGACGACCAAAGGGTTGTAAGCATGGGGCTGTTTGACAGGTTTCGCCGCCCGGAAACTGGCGGTCCCGCAGCCGTGCGCGCCCGCTTGGAAGGTGCCATGTCCAAGCGTCGGCTGCGCGGCTGGAACCCGCCTTTGGAAAATATCAATGCGCTGGTGGCCTCGGGCGGCCCGCGTCTGCTGGCCCGTGCCCGCGAACTGGTGGTCACCAATGGCTATGCGGCAAATGCCTGTGAGGCCTTTGCGGCCAATCTGGTCGGCGACGGGATCAAGCCCTCCTCCCTGATTGAGGATGCGGCATTGCGGGATCATGTCCAGAAACTCTGGCTCGCGTGGACCGAC